AACATAAGGACACTCAGTATCAGCAAATACTGGATTCATAAATAGAGAGAAAAATAGAATCCATTGTAACATTCTTTATATTACTTAATAAATTATATTTATATATTTTTGAATATAATTTAATAGTAAAAATTGAAATAAATAATAGATAATAAATACTACATAAATAAATAATACATAAATAAATAATACATAAATAAATAATACATAAATAAATAAATAATACATAAATAAATAATACATAAATAAATAATACATAAATAAATAATATCATTATACCATTATACAAAATGTTTCCTCAAATTAAATTAACTAATAAAACTAGCAATGAAAAACCAAGAGAAAATTTTGAATTTAAGATGAACTTTGATGGTTGCAGCAAAGGGAATCCTGGATTATCTGGTGCAGGTGCAGTTATATATGAAGATAATCAAGAAATATGGGGAGACCACTTATTTGTTGGAGAGAAATTTACAAATAATCACGCAGAATATGCGGGTCTTATTTTAGGACTTCAACAGGCGAAGAAAATGAATATAAAAAATATTTTAGTAGAAGGAGATAGCTTACTAGTTATCAACCAAATGTCTAATATATATAATTGCAATTCGCCAAATTTAATTGAACTATATAATAGAGCAAAAGAATTAGAAAAATATTTCGACAAAATACATTATCAACATGTTGACAGAAAATTTAATAAACGTGCGGACCAATTGTCAAATGTAGCTGTTATGGATTATATACTTTTAAATAAATAATAAAAATCTATGAATCTAATAAATCTATAAATAATAAATCTATAAATATATAATAAATGAACAATTTTTTTCCAACAAGATATTTACCAAAACAACTAACAAAAAAAGATAAAAAAAAACAATTTAAAATGATAATGAAATCCAAAAACTTATATAAAAAACACAAATATTATACGCGTAAAAATTTAGCATCTTACAAAAATCAAAAATCGAAACACATAATAAATGCTCGTAAAATATATGGTATACAAAATATTTCCCCCAATAAAGAATTAGCGATGAAAACTGGATGCAAATTAGAAGCATTGAAGCAAATTGTTAAAAAAGGTGAAGGCGCGTATTATTCATCTGGTTCAAGACCAAATCAAACACCACAATCTTGGGGATTAGCGCGGTTAGCCAGTTCAATAACTGCTGGTAAATCTGCCGCAGTTGATTATGATATATTAAAAAAAGGTTGCAAACATAATAAAAAAGCGTTTATTTTAGCAAATAAATCAAGAAAAAAATATAAATACGGACATTCAAAAACAAAGAAAACTCGTATATAAACTATAATCAATATTCAATCTTAAATCAGTATTCAATCATCTGAATATTTAAAATCTTATTTGGTTTATATTTTAATATGTCCAACTCTTTTTTTGTTGTAGGAAATTCGTCGCGTCCATATATATCTTGCAACATCAACCATTCAAATAATCCTCCACAATATACATATAGATTATAGAACCCGAGAGAATTTAATTGAGTATATTTGGAATATATTTTTTCATCATTGCAATTGCGACCATAAATAATTATTTTAACATTTTTATTTCCTATTTTAATGAATTTATTAATCAAATCTGTTTCTTTATTTATATTAACCGTATTTGTTATTAAACATTCTTGTTCTGTTTCGCTTAATGTATTTATTAAAAGATAGACTTCTGCATTTTTAATAACATATTGAATATCTTCATAATTAATTTTTTGAATTGATTGAATTGATTGAGAATTCCCCATACATAAATATTTAACTTAATTTTTAAATATTTAACTTATTTTATTAGTATTATAATTATTTTATTTATTATTATTTATTTATTATTTATTTATTATTCATCAATTTCGAAAAATCACCGTTTTTGAAATGGTAAACTAAAAAACTCATTAGTCCGATTAAAACATCCACCAATAAATATATCCATGCTTGCTTATTGCCTATAATAGCATTATAAGCAAATAAAAAATATAGCAGTGAATGCAATGGCCTTAAATCGTTCCACCATATTTTTTCTCCAAAAACCTCTACTCCTGTTTGCCTAGAACCAGTCAAATAAATGTACATAAATCCAATAGCAGATAATAGTGCTAAATATCCCAAATATGGCAAATACTGTAAGCCAATATTTTTAGCAAGCAGCACAAAAGCAAAACGCGTTCCTATGCATCCAATTAAGAAAAGTAGAAAACGCTTTTGAATGTTATTCATTTATAATATATATTATATATATTATAAAACTATATTATTATATCTTTTTTACATTTCAATTAACTATTTCAGCACCGGAATATTCTATCCAATCTTTTAATGTAAAAAATATATAATCGTCTGGTAAAATCCAATCTTTAAATTGAAGTTGGTAATGATGTTCTCTTGGTGTTTGTTCTAATTCATATTTCCAATTTTTATGAGTGAATTCTCTATCCATAATATTCAAAAATTCGCTTTCACTATGTTGTCCTGTTTGATTACAACCAATTCCAGTATAAAAAATTTTCATATATTTATTATAATGATAAAATATCTATGTTGTTTAACGCAAATAATCGGCATTTAACAGTGTAAAAACTTTTTACTTTAGTGAAACTGTACGACAATTTCAACCTCTTCCTTTTTAATACTTTTAATTGCAGAAACAGATAACTCTTCTCTCTTCTTTCTAGTTTTAGAATTATCTACAATACTGTCTTTTCTCTTTGAAGTGCTATTTCGGCTATTCATATCTTTCTCAATTGTTTCATAATTTTCTTCAATATATTCAATCACTTTATTTTCAATCGCCCACTTAAAAAAATTCAATTGACCGATTGTTGTTTCAATGCATGTGCTATTTTTGTATGGAATACTTATTCTATCCCAACGACAAAAAGGATCAAAACGTTTTTTACTATAAGCCTTCAACTTTAACTTATAATCAAAGTAAACTTTGAAACGAATAGTTTGCCCATTTGTGTCGGAAATAGGATATAATGTATAATTCTTTTTAGCGTAATTTGTTGCAAACCAATCAACGATTCTAAGAGAGATTCTTGACTCGCCTGTAATAATTTTAAGCATTCTGGTCAAATATTTTTCATCTTTATAGAAATCCATCAAATTATTTAGCAATAATTCATTTTGCGTTATATAATTAGCGTTTACACTCATTATTTAGAATGTTCAAAACATATTTAAGTTGTTTATTTTCCAAATAATATTCTTTATTATATATTTTTGTAGAAACTGTAAATAAAATATATATAAACTATATATAAAATGTCTGACTTCATGACAAGATTTTTCGGTCCTTTAGATAAAAGTGCCTGTATATACTTTCGCCTTTTAACAATATTTTTCTTCGCTCTATTAGTTTTTGCATTATTTACTGAATTATTATTTGTTGTTAAAAATTTTAGACAATTGAATTTAAGAATATTTTCAAATGGAATACTTTTATTGGTTAATATTTTTGTTATTTACTTTGTGAATCGTTTGTTGTACTCAATGTGCGATAAATCTTTGTCTTAAAGTGAGGGTCTTATTGCTGCATAAACTAAATATAATTTATCTTAATTTGCATTAGCGCTAGCTCTCATTTGCCCTTGTGTTGTATTTATTGGTTTTAAAAATTGGTCTCTAACAGATATATCATCGATATAATTGTGTTGCCCTAAAAACGGATTAAAACCAATTTGTTGCGTTAATTCTCTATCTGCTATTTTTGAATCTAAGGATTCTCGTTTATTTGAAACTTTGAATCCAGAAGAACCATGTATATCTTGATTCATCATTTCCCACGTATTCTCATCATGATTTAAAGATGTTGTATATGCATCATTTTCAGTTTCTTTGCTAAACTCTTTATTTTCAATTTGTTGTTGATGTTTAAACCTTCTGGTTCTTTCGTAAGGTTCGCCCTTCGTCCATTTCCATTCCATATTACTAATACATTTATTATTTATTAGTAATAAACTTATTTCATTATAAAAGTTATTTATACTCTTGGTGGCATTCTATGTAATTCTTTTAAAGTGCATCCATTTATTGTAATTATATATGATATTACTATTAAATTTGGAATTTGAGATATAGTTCCATCAGGTCCAAATTTATTCCATAAAATTTGTGTTGCTTCTGCTGAATTTTCCACATGATAAGGATACATTTCATTAGTTGGAAGAGAACCATATAGATTTTTATATACACCACAGTTTTCGTGTTCAATTAGCATTATTATATAAGTTTTATGTAAATTATGTGATGTTAATATTGTCTCATCTATAAAAGTCTCCCAGTCGGTGTAACCATTATAGAGACCCATATATCCTGCACTAGTACCGGCAACTATTCCCTCGTCATAATCATTTTTATATCCTATATTATTTAAATGACATGTTACATTATCTCTCAATCTGAAATCCATACAATTAATCACAATTGCTTTTGCTTCATCTAAACTATCTTCACTATCATCGCAACAAGCTTGACAATATATTTCAGTTGGATCAGTTGGAATTACTGGTAAAGTACTAGGTGGAATAATTATATTTCTTCCAGTAAAACTTCTTATCCAACCAGACATACGAGCTTTTCCTGGATAACCGAGATTTCCTTTTGGCATTATAATATATAACTATAAAACTATAAATACAAATAAAATTATCTATTTTTCTAAATACTATTAAACTTATTTCATTTCATGTTAAACCTTGACAATATTTAATTGTTTTGTAAATAAAAACTTTTCATCTGTTCGTCTTCGCCGCTTTAAATTGCAATCTAAACAAGCTAAATGAAAATTATCTATATTATGCCCTTGATCATTATCTATTCTATCTACAGACCATTGCTTCATTTCTCTCGAAATATCATATAATACATTCATTTCTGATTTACAATAACGGCATTTTAGTTCGCACTCAATCATTTTACAAATTACAGATTCAAAAGTCAAAAAATGTTCTTCATCAAGTGTTTTTTTAATTTTATCCTGCTGTTTATACCCAGATATTTTTTTATTTATTTCTTGAATTGCAATTTTTGACACTTCATCAATATAGTTGCAATTATTATTTGATATATCAATTATCATTTGCATTTGGTTTGAATAATCAAAATGCTCTTTATCAAATGCCCATTTTTCAGTTGTAATTCGTTTTTTAATTTCTTTATTGACTTTATGTTCTGTTATTAATTTTTTCATATGGTATTTATTATTTGTTCCTGTTATATTAATTTTTTTCGGATTATGTTCTAATATCGTATTCTCTTCTAAATCTGACATACACTATATAAGATTTATAAAATATTTTTAATATAATATTTTATAAAAATCATATAAAACAATTGCAATAAATATATATTTAAAAAACTGAGTTAAACTTAATTTTATATATTAATATATAATATATATGATGGAAGAGAATACAAACAATGTTGCTGCAAACGATTGCCATGAACTTAAAAATATAAAATATAAGACAATGCTTTTAAATGGCGTACAATTAATTGAAACTAAATCATCTGATAATATTTCAAATCTCGATAAATTTTTAGAAAATGAAAAAAATAATAATAATAATGAACCTTGGTGTAAATTAAATAAAACAATGAAAGTGAAAAAGTTGTGTGATTATGTAGAAACATATGGTCAGCAACATAAACTTAGTGAAGATGAAACAACTGCTATGACAGTATTTTTAAAAGATAGCCTTGATAAAAAGAAATTGTCAAGAGTGAAAGATGTAATTTATGATAAAGTTACAGGAATTATTAAAGAAATTCCTGCGCTAACATATACAAAAACCAATAAACATTTTACTTTAAAAAATATTGACAAGCGTGTTTCAACATTAAAATCGCTAGCTCCTAAAAAAAATAATAATGGAACAATTCGACATAAAGAACTTCCAAAATTGAATGACGATAATACAGGTAACAATGATTCTGAAAGTGATGATGAAAAAGAAATAGAATAAATTTTACTATAATTTGAAATTTAAAATAATATATATAAAGATATAATGTTGCTTTCAGAATTAGAAGAACTTGAAGATATTACAGATGAATTGAATTTTTACGATATACCGTGTATATTTGAAGACGAAGAATTAGCAATTGAATTAGTTGAAACTGCAATGCATTTAATGGATGAATATATTATTTTAGATCCAGACATTATTTCAGATCCAGAATTTCACTATATTTTGTTGGAAGAAATTGAAGAAATTTTGTATATTCAAATAGAAGAAAAAATTGCAACATATGGTGATATATATTATGGTGAAGACGTTGAACATGATATGAAAGAACTATTAAAATATGCTATAAAAATTTATGTTGCAACATTTTATCCAGAGAAATTTTTAAATATAAATTTTTTAGAAGAAGAAGAACAAGAAGAAGAACAACAAGAAGAACAAGAAGAATGTGATTGGACCTCTTATAAAGAAGACGATACTTCAATGGATATTGAGATTGATGATCCAACAAATATTATTGAACAAAAAATCCAGAAGTTGAGAGAAATTCCTCAACCCGTGCAAAGAACACCTGAATGGTATAAATTTCGCTGGAATTTAATTACAGCCAGCAACGCATGGAAAGCATTAGGCACACAGGCAGCAATAAATCAAATCATATATGAAAAATGTCAACCCTTAAAAGAATTAACAGAAGACGGACCAGAAGATGGTGAAGAAAAAGAAGTCAAAATGGTAAACACCAACTCGCCATTGCATTGGGGACAAAAATATGAACCATTAACAGTTATGGTTTATCAACATAATTATGGTACAAAGGTAGAAGATTTTGGATGCATTCAGCACGATGAATATAAATTTTTAGGAGCGTCCCCGGATGGCATTGTTGTAAACAAAGAATCCGATCGATATGGTCGTATGTTGGAAATAAAAAATGTTGTAAGTCGTGAAATTACAGGTATTCCTAAAAAAGAATACTGGATTCAAATGCAATTGCAAATGGAAGTATGTGACTTAGATGACTGCGACTTTTTAGAAACAAAATTCATTGAATATCCGGATTACAATTCATTTCAAGCAGACAATTTAGACAAAGAAAATATATGTTTATCAAAAGACGGTAAATTTAAGGGTGAAATAATCCATTTTCATACAAAGGACGGTAAACCATATTATGTTTATAAACCTCTTGAATGCAAAAAACAAACAGATATTGATGAATGGGAAAATAATACACTTGAAACATATGAGAATGAACCTTATAATTATATTTATATAAAAACAATCTATTGGAAATTAGAAGTACTCAGTTGTATTTTGGTTTTAAGAGACCGCATTTGGTTTAAAAACAATATTGGCCAATTAGGAGATGTTTGGAAAATAGTTGAAAAAGAACGAATTACTGGATATGAACACAGAGCGCCCAAAAAGCGAAAAATGGAATATTATGCAAAACCATTTATTGAAAAAGAATCGCAAGGTTGTCTACTTAAATTCAATAAGATAATTAAAGTAGATACAGACCATTTATAACCAACAGGTATTAATATAAAATATTTAATATAAAATATTCTGCATATTTGTTCTATACGGTAAGCTATCTACCAATTGTTCATCTGTATCAAAATAACCTACACGAGTTCCACAATTTGGGTTAATTTGTGGTAATACTTTTACATAATTATCGCCTGTTTTTTTTTTATGATACAAAGCGCCACACATACTTGCAGGCATACAAGTTCCTTCATCTGGATTATCAGGATATCTAATATTATTTGTTATTTGAGCATATGATCCTAATGTAAAAATTGGATAATCTTGCCATATATCGCTTGCAGTATCATTTGATATCTGATTTTTACCTATTGCTGGATATGTGTCTTGAACTAAAACAGTTGTTTGTGCGTTAGGAAAATCACCCATTGCTCCGTCTAAAGTATAGTTTGTATATCCTTCAAAAGATTTTGATAATTTAAAGAACAAAGGCAACCCTATTGCTAATACTATAAGTAAAATTAAAAATATAACTTGTTTCATATATATATTTATAATATAATATTAATATTATAAATTTTCAAATTTCAAATTTTGATATTTTATATTTTTACAATAATGGTTTAAAAATAAGCAGTTATATAATAATAATAGCAATAATTATGGAATCTTCGACTGAAATGCGCGTAATAAAAAGAAATGGTGAGTTAGAAGACCTATCATTTGATAAAATTTTGAGTCGAATTAGAAAATTAGGTCAAGAAGCCGGGATACAAATCAATTATCAATCGCTTGTTATGAAAGTTATTGACCAATTATACGATAAGATTTCTACTACTAAAATTGATGAGTTAGCAGCCGAACAATGCGCCGTTATGTCCACAAATCACCCTGATTACGCTACACTTGCCGGAAGAATTGTTGTTTCAAATCATCAAAAAAACTCGGAACCGCTATTTTCATCGGTGGTTGATAAATTATATAACTTTACAAATATTCATGGAATAAATAAACCGCTTGTTTCAAAAACATTATGGAACTTTACACAAAATCATATGGAAACAATTAATAATATGATAGATCATAATCGCGATTATCTAATTGATTATTTTGGTTTTAAAACATTGGAGCGCGCATATTTATTTAAGATTGGCAATAAAATGATTGAAAGACCACAGCATATGTGGATGCGAGTTTCTATTGGTATTCATTATGAAAATGAAATTAAAAATGATAATCTGGAAGAAACTTTGCGTTTAATTAAAGAAACTTATGACTTGATGTCACAAAAATATTTCACCCATGCAACACCAACATTATTCAATGCAGGCACCCCTAGACCGCAATTATCGAGTTGCTATTTGATTGCCATGGAAGAAGATAGTTTGGACGGCATTTATGATACATTACATGATTGCGCACGTATTTCTAAATATGCCGGAGGTATAGGTCTTCATATACATAATGTAAGGGCAAAAGGAACGCATATTCAAGGAACAAATGGAACCTCAAATGGTCTTGTTCCTATGTTACGCGTATTCAATAATACTGCTCGATACATTGATCAAGGAGGTGGAAAGCGTAATGGTTCATTCGCTATTTATTTGGAACCATGGCATGCAGACATTGATGATTTTTTAGAGTTGAAGAAAAATCACGGGGACGAAGAATTAAAGGCGCGCGACTTATTTTATGGATTATGGATTTCCGATCTCTTTATGGAGCGAGTCAAGAATAATGGTAAATGGTCGCTTATGTGTCCTCATGAGTGTCCAGGATTGAGCGATGTCTATGGTGAAAAATTTAATGCGCTATATGAGAAATATGAAGCAGAAGGTAAAGTGCGAAAGACTGTAAATGCTCGTGATTTATGGTTTAAGATTTTAGATGCGCAAATGGAAACAGGTACACCATATATTTTATATAAAGATGCTGCAAATTATAAATCAAATCAGCAAAATCTTGGCACCATTAAGAGTTCAAATTTGTGTGTTGCACCAGAAACATTAATACTAACAGATAAAGGACATGTAGAAATTAAAAATTTAGTGGAAGAGAATGTAAATGTATGGAACGGTGAAGAATGGAGTGAAGTAACCGTAAAAAAAACAGGAGAAGACCAAGACCTAATAGATGTTTATACAGATGACGGATCAAAACTAACTTGTACACCTTATCATAAATTTTATATACAAAATAATTATTCTTCTAGTTCAATTGAAAAGGTTGAAGCAAAAGATTTAAAACCAAATGATAGAATTATCAAATGCGAATATCCAATAATTGATGGAACTGATAAAATGATTTATGCTTATACACACGGTTTTTTTTGTGGTGATGGAACTTATGGAAATATATCAGAAGAACCGGAGAGACAATGTAAATTTAATGCACAGATTGGACATTTTTTCTGTAAAAGACATTTACCATATGAGAGCGAAGAGTTTTTAAAAAATAATGTTACTATACTTTGCGAAGATACATTAATGAATTGTCAAGCAAAATCTTACGCAAAAAAACCTATTGCATATTTATATGGTAATAAAAAACAATTATTGCCTTTTATTCAAAATCACAGTTATAGTGAAAGTGAAATAAATAAAAGAATTAGTGTAATGCTTCCACCCGATTTAAATGAAAAATTTGATATACCATCTTTTAACTGTTCATTAAAAGATAAATTAGAATGGTTTGCAGGATATTGTGATGCAGATGGAACAATATCAAAAAATGGTGATAATGAACAACTTCAAGTATCTTCAATTAATAAAGAATTTTTATCAAATATTAAATTATTGCTACAAACCTGTGGTATTAATCCAAAGATTAAATTATCGCAGGATAGAGAACAAAGTTATTTACCTGATGGAAAAGGAGGTCATAAATATTTTGATGTTAAACCTATTTACAGATTATTAATTACATCATGTGATTTATATAAATTACATTCTATAGGTTTTAAACCGCATCGATTAATTATTTCAGGCAATAAACCTTCAAGGGATGCAAAACAATTTATTAAAATATTAAAAGTTGATTATAATAATAGAATAGATGATACTTACTGTTTTACTGAACATAAAAGAAATATGGGAATTTTTAATGGTATTATAACAGGACAGTGCACAGAAATTTTAGAATACTCTGATGCAAATGAAACCGCCGTTTGTAATTTGGCGTCCATTGCATTACCGGCCTTTGTTGATGCAAATAGTAAAACATTTGACTACGATAAGTTACACGATATTGCTAAGGTTATAACAAATAATTTAAATAAAGTAATTGATATAAATTTTTATCCAACAGACAAAACCCGCCTCAGTAATTTAAGACATCGACCAATTGGAATTGGTGTCCAAGGACTAGCAGATGTTTTTATTATGATGGATATACCATTTCATTCAGAAGACGCCAAAACGGTTAATAAATTAATTTTTGAAACAATCTACCATGCAGCATTAGAGAAAAGCAATGAATTGGCAATTGAACGTAAAGAAAACATTCATTCTTTATTTTCAAGACCCAGTTTTGAATTGTTGGATTATGTTACAAAGTATGAATATTCTGTTTTAAAACGAACAAATAAAAATTTAATGGGTGCATATACTTCATTTGAAAATTCACCTACATCAAAAGGCGTTTTGCAGTTTGATATGTGGAATGTAGAACCTTCCGAGAGATATGATTGGTCAAAACTAAAAGAAAGCATTATTGAATATGGTCTAAGAAATTCATTGCTTGTTGCACCAATGCCAACTGCTTCAACATCGCAGATTTTAGGGTATAATGAATGCTTTGAACCAATTACCAGTAATTTATATAGTCGCAGAACATTGGCCGGCGAATTTGTTGTAGTAAATAAATATTTAATGCGCGAATTAATTGAACTTGGGCAATGGAATGAACAAACGAAGAATAATATTATTGCAAATAAAGGTTCTGTTCAACAATTAACTGTATTATCGGAACATATAAGAAACAAGTATAAAATTGTATGGGAGATTCCTATGAAGCATGTTATTGATATGGCAGCTGATAGAGGTGCATTTATTTGCCAAAGTCAGAGCCTTAATTTATGGGTAGAAGATCCGACATATAACACATTGACTTCAATGCATTTCTATTCTTGGAAAAAGGGTCTAAAAACTGGAATTTATTATCTGAGAAGAAAGGCGAAGCATCAAGCGCAACAATTCACTATAGAACCGGAAGAGAAACTGGTTGAAGCAAATAATGAAGAAATTTGCGAAATGTGTTCTGCATAAATCAAATTATCAAATTAAATCATATCATATAAAAATAATTTATATGATAAAATTATATTCTTATAGTAATCTTTTATTTCTTACTATTTCTATAAATTTACTGCATGTTTCATTTAAATCAATATTATGTTTCATTTTCATATAACATCTTAAGGTTACTAATATATCATTTAATGAATTATGTAGATTATTTGGAACTGTTTCGAATAATTTTTGATGTAATTCGGCAAGTTTCGGATACTTAAAATATGGATTACCGTATTTATCTTTTGCTTCTATTTTGCATAATTCGATTGAATCTTGAAGGGTGCAGCAAATATTTTTACAATTAACAAGTAAATTTAAATTGAATTTGCATAAGTCTATTTTATTATTACTTCCAATATCTGTTTTTGACATATTTTGGTAAATCATTCGATAAAGTTCAGCTCTTACCATATTTATATCAAACGATATATTGTGACCGACCAATAAATCAACCTTAAATAAATGATAAAAGAAAACCTCAAAAATATCATCAATTGGAATGCCATTTTTGTTTGAAATTTCATTTG